GGTGCCGGCCGAGCAGGTGCTGCACCTGTATCGGCCCAACCGCGCCGGCGCCATGCGCGGTGTGCCCAGCTCGGCCCCGGCGCTGCTGCGCATGTTCAACCTCGACCGCCTGGACGATGCGGTCCTGGAGCGCCAGGCACTGGCCAACCTGTTCGCCGGTTTCATTACCACCGAGGCCAATGCCGAGGGTGAAGACGCTGAAGCGCTGGGAGACCTGGTCACCGGCGAAGATCTTGACGGTACGGCCATTGGCGGATTGGAGCCCGGCACGCTGCAGGAGCTGCCGCCGGGCCGGAAGATCGAGTTTGCCGACCCGCCGAGCGCGGGGTCGGATTACGCCGAGTTCCTGCGCGGGCACCTGCTGGCGATCTGCGCCAGCCAGGACGTGCCCTACGAGGTGCTGACCGGCGACCTGCGGAACGTCTCTGATCGGGCACTGCGCCTGATCCTCAACGAGTTTCGCCGGGTGATCGAGCAGGACCAGTGGCTCTACATGATCCCGATGTTCTGCCAGCGCGTGCGTGATGCCTTCTTCGACCAGGCGGTGCTGGCCGGGCTGCTGAAGGTGCCGCGCTATGAAGCACTGCGCGATGAGGTCACCGAAACGCTCTGGGTGCCCGAGGGCTGGCCTTGGAGCCATCCGGTGCAGGACGTCACCTCCGAGCTGAAGGCCGTCCGGGCCGGTTTCAAATCCCGCTCCAAGGTTGTTCTGGGAGCCGGCGAGGATCCCGAGCAGGTCGATCTTGAGCAGGCGGCAGACAACGCCCGCGCCGACAAGGCCGGCCTCACCTACGACAGCGACCCGCGGCGCACCAACGCCAGCGGCGCGCGGCAGGACGACGAACCCGGCGCACCTGGCGCCAACGACGATGAAAGGAATGACGATGACGAGTAAGCCTGGCCTCTTGGCCCGCCTCTTCAGTCGGGGCAACAAGGCGCCGGTGGTGGCATCGCTTGCCGCCGCCGTTCTCAATCAACCCCTGATGGTGCAGCCCGCGATCGGGGAAGCGCTGGTGGGCGGCTACCTCGAAGGAAAGGTCACCAGCGCCGACAGCGTGCTCAAGGCCGACCGGTTCGAAGTGGCCGGCGAATCGGGTGAAACCGTCGGCGTGGCGCAGACCATGATCGGGGTGATCAACCTCTCCGGCGCGATGGTCAACCGGCCGATGCCTGGCGCCAGCGGCCCGGGCCCGGTGAGCTACGCAGCGGTGCGCGACGCCTTCGACGAGCTGCTGGAGGACAATGCGGTCACCTCGATCATCCTGCGCCTGGACACGCCGGGCGGCATGGCCTCGGGCTGTTTCGACCTGGTGGACCACATTTATCTGGCGCGGGGCCGCAAGCCGGTGTACGCCTTGGTGGACGATCATGCTTACTCGGCCGGCTTTGCGCTCGCCACGGCGTGCGACGAGATCTGGGTAAGTCGCACCGGCGGTGTGGGTTCGGTGGGCGTGGTCTGCTACCACTACGACTGGAGCGGCAACAACGCGCAGATCGGATTGAAGGTCACTCCGCTGTTCGCCGGTGACCGCAAGATCGACTTCAACCCCAACTTCCCGCTGAGCGAGGAAGCGCAGGCCGCCGCCATGGCGGACTTGGAAGGGATGCGCACGCTGTTCGTGGATTCGGTTGCCCGAAATCTGGGCATGGACAGCGCGGCGGTGCTCGCTACACAGGCCGGCTGCTATCGCGGGCAGGCGGCGGTCGACATCGGTTTCGCCACCCGCTTGGGAACATGGCACGACCTCGTTGCCCATCTGGGCGCCGGCGGTGCCCCGGCGCCTCTGGCGGCGAGAGATCCGGAATCGGACGAGGAACCCGATTCCAGCGCCACGCAGCCGAGGGCAGCGGTCGCTGCCGCGGCGACCGCGCCGCCGGCGGACGGCGGGCCCGGAGCCGCAGCGGCTATCGCCGCGGCCGCGACGGCAAGTGAGCTTCCGCCTGCCTTGGTGGTTGCGGTACTGAAACGCCCTCTGCAACCCGGAGAGAGTGCACAAGCCGCCATCGAGTATGCCTCTGCGGTCCAGGACGCCTGCGCTGCAGTGCTGCGTGGAGATGTGAGCCTGGCGGCCAGCTTCATCGAGACCAACACGGACCTGGACACGGTGCGCGCGCAGCTGCTGTCGATGAAGGCCGAAGAAGGCCGCAGCACCCAGGTCGTCACCGCGCACCCGGCCCCGAAAGCCGATCAACGAGCCGCCGACATCAAGGCGCAGCTGGACCCCACCAACATCTACAAGAAGCGAGGTAATTGACGATGGATATTTCCCTGGCCGGCACCCGTACCGGCGAGTTCCTGCTTTCCGAAGCCGGTGGCGAGCGCAGCCGCGAGCTGATCCGCATTCCCGCGGGGCAGGGCGTGCTGGCTGCCGGCACCCTGCTCAAGGCCGACAATTCCGTTTCCGCCACCGGCGCCGATGCGGTGAAGGTGCTGTACGGCGCCGTCGACACTGGCACCGACGATGACGCTCTGCCTGTCAAGGGCGCCGCCGTGGCGCGCGATGCCGAAGTGTTCGGCGAGAAGCTGGTCTGGGCCGACGGTGTCAGCGCCGACCAGAAGCTGCTGGCCGTCCTGAGCCTGGCCGAGTCGGGCATCGTCACCCGGTGGACCGAGCAGCCGATCGCGTCCAACGCAGCCGATCACCTGGTGTTCGTCGACGCCCCTCTGATCGGCACCGCCGGCGAGCCGCTGGGCATCGTTGCACACGTCAAGGATGTCTTCGGGGCGCTGGTCACTGGCAGCACCGTCAGCGTCACCCTGGCCAAGGCCACCGGTCCGGGCAACCTCGCCGGTGGCGGCGCCAAGGCGGCAGTCGGCGGTGTCATCACGTGGGATGCGGCAACGCTGAGCGCGGCAGGCGACTACACCCTGAAGGTGACCGCTGCCGACCTGGATGAGGCCACCAGCGAAACCATCACCATCGCCGCCGCCTAAGCCCGTAGGGGCGCAGCCAGCACCGACCCACCAAGCCCCGCCTGCGCGGGGCTTTTTCGTACCCATTTCCCGAGAGAGAGAACACCATGGATCTGCAGACCCTTCTGGCACTGGGCGTGCTGAGCTTCGATGCCCTGAACGCTTACATCAACAACCTGCCGCGCATCGTCACCCGCCTGGGCGACATGGGCCTGTTCCAGGAAGAAGGCCTGGTGGGCACCACCATCGTCAAGATCGGCTTGGAGAACAACAAGCTCACCTTGGTGCCCAACGTGCCGCGCGGCGCTCCCGGCCAGCCCAAGGGCCTGGACCGGGGCAAGGTGAAGCTGCTGGAAACCACCCACCTGCCGCAGCGCTCCACGGTCATGGCTGACCAGCTGCTGGGCGTGTGGGACCCGGCAGACCCGGACGGCACCAACGTTGCCGCGGTGGTGAACAAGTTGCAGGCCGTGCACAAGCGCGACATCGACTACACCATCGAGTACCACCGCATGGGCGCGCTGCAGGGCAAACTGCTCGACGCCGACGGCTCGGTCATCCTGGACTTCTACGACGCGTTCGGCGTGCAGAAGGTGACCATCGGCATGGAGCTGAACAAGGCCGACACCAAGGTCCGCTCCAAGACCGTCTCCATCAAGCGCGCCATCGAGGACAAGCTGGGCGGCGTGCCGTACACGGGCATCCACGTGCTGTGCAGCGCCGGCTTCTTCGACGCGCTGATTGATCACCCCGACGTTGAAGAAGCGTACAAGCGCTGGCAGGACGGCGCCGCGCTGCGCTCGGACTTGCGCAAGGGCTTCGTGTTCGGCGATGGGATCTTCGAAGAGCTGCCCGGCAGCACCGGCGGCAAGCTGGCCATTCCCGACAACGAAGCGATCGCGTTCCCGCTGGGTGTTCCGGACATGTTCCTCACCCGCTTCGCGCCGGCGGACTACCTGGAGACGGTGCGCGGCGTGGGTCTGCCGTATTACAGCAAGACCGCCAAGCTGCGGATGGACAAGGGCATCGAGCTGGAAAGCCAGTCCAACCCGCTCAACATCAACACCCGGCCGGACGCGGTCGTGCGCCTGAAGGCCGGCGCCAAGTAAGGCAATGGTGCCAGGCCCGCTGCGGCGGGCCTGGCTGGAGGTTCCATGGCACAGATTCGCATCGCCGTAGACCCCGGTGACGTGCTGGGTCGGCAGCTGACGGACTTGGAGCAGAGCCAATTGCCGTTCGCTGTGTCGCAGGCTGCCAACAGGGTGGCCTACGAGGTGCGGGAGCGCTGGAAGCAGCAGGCGCCACGGGTCTTTGACCGACCCACGCCGCTCACGGTCAACGCCGCGATGTACCGCAAGGCCACCAAGGCCCAGCCGTATGCGGAAATCTTCATTCGGGACGAGGCGTTCAAGGGCACGCCGCCGGCCAAGTACCTGCTGGCCGAGGTCGAGGGCGGGCAGCGACGCCGGAAGGGCTTTGAGCGCCTGCTCCAGAGCCGCGGCATCCTCTCCCCCACCCAGTTTGCGGTGATGGGCCGAGGTGCCCAGGCCAATCAGTTCGGCAACGTGCCGGCCGGCCAGATCACCAAGATCCTGTCCCAGCTGGGTGCTCAGCGGGACCGATACCTGAATCAGACCGCCGTCAGCAAGAAGCGCCGGCGCGGCAAGAAAAACAATCGCGATGGGGAGTACTTCGTGCTGACCAAGCGCCGTGGCGTGCTTCGGCCTGGCGTGTATGAACGCATCGGCCGCGGCTCAGGCGTGCGATCGATCTTCATCTTCACCACCACCGCGGGATATCGCCCGCGCTACGACATCTTCGGCATGGCCGAGGACACCTGGAAGAAGCTCATGCCCTTCTACCTCAAGCGCGAGCTGGAGAAGGCCATGCAGAACGCGAGGCCTCTACCTTGAACCAAAAATCGTTCATGCAGTCCTTCGACGCACTGGCCTTCGGTGCTTTCCGCGCCGCCGGCGTCGCCGACGCGGCGTTCTACACCGCGCCCGGCGGCACCGCGCTGGCATGTACCGCGCTGCTGGATGAGGGCGTGCAGGACTTCACCGACGATGATCCAGCCACGGTGGTGGCCCGCTACGACCGGGTCACGCTGCAGCTGGCAGAAGTGGCGCCGCGCGCCGGCGGCATCGTCCTCATCGCCGCAACCGATCGCCGGCTCAAGCTGGTGCAGAAGCTGCGCGGGGACGCGTCTACCGAACAGTGGGAGGTGGCCAATGCATAGCCCCCGCAGGCAGCTGTTGGAAGCCATCGGGCTGACCCTGGCCGGCATCAGTAAGGCCAATGGCTACCTCACCGACGCCGGCGCTGGTTGGACGCTGGAGCCGACCCCGGGCGACCAGGACACCACCGCGGTGTTGACGGCGCTGATCGAGAAGCAGCAGCGCGCCACCGACCCGGCCAAGGTCAACAGCCACCGCCTCACCACCGTCAGCGTCATCGCCAAAGTGCCCTCGGACACCGAGAAGTACCAGGAAACGCTGGACTGCTTGGTATCGGACATCGAGGTGGCGCTGGAGAGCCGCGTCACAGCGCGCAACTACCCGCCCGGCATCCAAGTGCCGGTGTACGTCGGCATGGAGCCGCTGATGCCGGAGAAGGCCGGCGCCGGCTGGGTAGGGGTGCTGCTGACCTACCAATCGAACATTCCCAAGATCTGATCCGCCGCGCTGCGGCACACCAACTGGAGAGCCACCATGGCCGAAGATTACAGCTACCTGGGCAGCGGCATTGTTCTGATCCGCGAATGGAACAGCAATGAGCCGTTCGTGGAAATCGGCAACGTTTCTGCCTTCACCGTGGCGCCGCAGACCAACACCATCGAACTGGCCGATTACCAGAACCCGGGCGGCGGTACTGCCAACCGCGTCGACCGCGTGACGGGCTACAACCTCAACTACACCTTCCACGACTTCAACACCGAGAACTTCGCGCGCGCCACGCGCGGCAAGGCGACGACCGTTGCGGCGGCCAGTGTGGCCGATGAGCTGGTGGTGGCCGCCAAGGGTGCATACGTTCCGCTGACCAGGCTGGCCAGCAGCATCACCACCGTCGAAAACATCGCCGGCACCACCGAATACGACGAAGGCACGGACTACCGCTTCGAGCGGGGCATGCTGTTCATCCCGGAGGGATCCACCATCCCGGCATCGGTCGCCGGTGCCGCCAATATCAGTGTCACCTACCAGCACGGCGAGCTGGGCCAGGTGGAGGCCGGCGTC